TCCAAATGATCCTGCAATTTTTTAGATTTCACATTCTCAAACTTAAGGTTAGTAATAAAGATTGCTGAACCTTTGAACTCAAATGCGTCAGGAATACCCTCTCTACGAAGAAGGCTGCTGTCTGAGTTCCAGCAAATTTTGCGCTTTTTGCCTGAATCTAATGCAGCCTTTAAGATGTTAAGGCTAAGATCATCGGCGAATACAGAATCGCAATCATCAAACACCAAAACATTTTTTTCATCGCTAAAATTGTAAAGTTGAACATACAAACCCAATGCAGTCATTGCACCTTTGACAACTTCGTAACGAACACGGCTGCCTGAAATTTTATCGAACAGCGATGCTTTTTCTAACTGTTGCTCGACACCATATGATTTGCCTACACCTGGAGGACCTGAAACGATCATAGCACGAATATCACCGTTGATACAAGCACCAGACATTTCGTCTAAGATGTTAAAGCGGGTAGCAATACGTTCAATTGCCTCTTCTTCTGTTTCAGTAACAACTGGCTCTGCTGTAACAGGCTCATCAGCCATAATAGGAGCGCCAGTAAATTCAACATCTTCAATACTGTCAACTTTAACTTTAATCGCGTTGACGTTAATATGCGGGAAGTGACCTTCGTTTTTAACAGTCACATAGTTACCTTTTTTGTTAGTTTGAAAACCTTTAACCAAAGTGAAATCTGTGTTGATAACATCTTGGTTGCGATAAGAGCCTCGTTTGATTCTGATAGTAGTCATAAGTGTTTCCTCTCTGTGTCAGTATGTATATTATCTCGTACCTGAGGGTAAATGTCAACCTCAGAACGCTAACAAAATCAATCACTTATAACTTTTTTAAAAACCTAATAAAATCAACAACTTACAAACCTAATAAAATCAGTGACTTACGAATCTTCTAGCAAATCTTTAATTTCTTGGCGGTATTCGGCTTCTACATCTGCCATAAATTGTTCATCGTCATAGGTTTTGTCGTGGCTGTCCCACCATTTGGTGTTGAAAAACCCTGTACAAGCATACATGCCTTTGCCTATGGTGTCCATAGCATCATAGTTGGGTTCTAGTTGTTCACCATCATACCACACAGTTTCAATCATTTCAGCTAGATTGCTTTCTAAGAGACCAAAACCCAGTTTGCGGAAGTCAAAGTCTTCGCCGTCTGTGTCAACAAACCATGCACCCATTCCGCCTTTTTCACTGCTAAACACACTCACACAGCCTACATAGTCCTCTGAATCTTCGGGTTCATCTGTTTGATGATAGGCTTCACGTGTAAGAACTTGAACGGGTGTGTCGCTGTATCTAACCTCGTCTGATAAACCGTATCCAAGATCATCTGAGCCATCTGCTGGAACTTCTGTGACCAGCCATTCGCAATCGCTGAATCCACCTGAGTGGTGTTCAAAGTCATCATAGTCATGCCAACTTTTGCCAGGGTCTTCGTCTTCTAGCACAGGAGGTAAGCCAGTTTCTTCAGTGAACGCTTCTACTGAATCAGCATTTTCCCAGGCTTCTAGTGCTTCCCATACAGCATCATCATCGGCATCTAGCATGGCTTCTGCAAACTCCCAATTGACTTCGCCAATGATCAATTCGCCGCCATAGCGATAAGGTTCTACTCTAAAACGTCTCTTGCTCATGATATTTCTCCACCTTTGTTGTTGATAAAAATCTTTAATGTTTGATCATCGTCTTGTAGACTATATTCAATATGTTCACCTTTGTTCAAATGCTTGACCAGTTCACGACCTTCTTTACTCTCACTATGATCAATGACTTCAATACGGTTTACACGCTTCATTTTATCATAATCAATGCCGTCGCAGATTATATTATGTAAATCCATATAGCCACAATCCATGCCGCGGCCATACATGCTCTCATCAAAGCCAAAAACATCGTATAGAGCATAGCGATAACTGCCGCGTTCCTTTACCTCAGCCTTGTACATACGCTTGACCACAGCATAGAAAGCATCTTCTCGCTCTTCCTGAGATAAACCCTGCCACCACAGTTCCAACTCACCTTCGTACTGTTTGCGAGCCTGTGCCATGCTTTCACCTAGTTCGCTGAACATGTCCATGAGTGTTTGACCACGATGTTTGAGTTCGTTTTCCATGGCTGTGCGAAACTGTGGATACATACCCGGCACATTTTTTATACAGGCTTTGATATGATCTGTTTCCATGTCGCACAATTTTACATAAGTGAGTGGCTCATCGCCATTAGGACCATATGTACCCCAAGTAAGTGCTTCACGCACTATGTCATGTGGATCATCCAGTGTCACCGTGAGGTCTATTTCATCTCCATTGGCACTGCGTCTGATATAACTTAACCCGCCATCTACCATATACTCACAACCATTGGCATCTACATGTGTTTGGTAATCATGCACACTGCGGCTTTCAATGATAGTGCCATCGGGCGTTTGTAGTGCGTTGCGAATGATGTTGCTCATCGATTTATCCAATTCAATTTTATATTTTATGTCTGATCACTATAGCATAATAATTTTACAGTTACATCATTACTGTCTTTAGCTTGTTCTTGGAGGTTTGAAAACCAATCGCGGGTGGTGCCGGTCATACCTTCTGCCGCATATAGGCATTTGTAGGTGCTTCCACTATCGGTAACAAACTCAATATACTGTTTCATTTCGGTTTCATTCACGATAGGACTACTTAAACGCCAGTTATCATTATTCAAATATCCACCATTCCATCCTGATAATATCTTACGAAATGTTGTGTCTCCGTCTGTGAGTTCAACTACTACCCAACGGTCGGGTGTGATATTTTGCTCTGTTGGCATTTTCATTTTGATTATTCCTGAATTGTATTTTTAGTTATTCTTCTTGTTCGGCGTCATCTGAATTGTCTTTTTTGCCAAATATTTTTTCCCAATTGTCTCGATAAAGATCATTGTTAGGTTTGCTTTGGATACTGTCACCTGTAATATCATTTGTTGTTGACATTGTTTAATATCCTAATATTCAAAGTATTGTGTTGAAGTAATAATTTCGTCTAATGCTTTATGCATTTTTTTAAGGTTGTCATATACAGTACCAGTCGTTTCGGACTCTTTTAATATCATAAACTTAGAATTAAAAATTTTAATTTCATAATTATTACACTGGCATCTGAATTTAATTGAAGTGTATGGAACTCTTGTTTTTTTGTGTTCTTTGATTCCTAATAACGAAACCAAATTTTTGTTTTGGGAAAGCAAACGGGCTTCAAGCAAGTTTACAATATTTTGTGTTTCCACATCGAATCCTTGAGAAATCAGTGTTTATAGATATAATTTTATACAAAAAGTTCCAAATTGTCAAGAAGCAATTTGCCCAAAATTAACTTAGCCAATTGATGCATCTTCCATACCAGATGTTCTTAACCTTACCATATGTCCTAGCATGAAATTTTTTGATTCTAAGCCCTTTAATATTCCTAAATACTTGTTGCGTAACAAAGCCAATTCATTAATTAACACTTCAAAGTCAATGACTTCTTGCTCACCGTCAACATACTTTTCTGCGTCTCTGGAAGTAAGGGCACGATTATATCCTTCTAAGTACTTTTGAAAGTACTTTCTTCTCATTTTACGCAATCGAATATTTAAGAAATTAAGTACCGCTTCAATCTCTTGTAATTGATTAAAACGGTACTCGGTTAGCCCTGGAAGTGCGGCGATGTTCTTTTCAATATTACCGTCAACTTTTACTTCAGTTTTTGCAGTTGCCAATTCGCTTTCAAAGAAAGCAATAAAGTCTGGCAACACAGACAAATCATTAGTTATTTTAGTATACCAATTCATTAATGTTCATCATCATAAAGGTTAAAATAATCATCATCTTCATCTAAAAAATCATCATCGTCTTCAAATGAATCTACGTCTTCGGGCTTTTCTATAAAAAACTTAAGAGCCTTTTTAACTTCAGGGTCATGTTGAAACAATGATTCAATTTCTTTGCTGTCAAAGTCATTGTCTACCAAATAGTTAACTAATAGTTCAGCCGATTCGTTAACATCTCCAACTTCAATGCTGGGCTTGATTGTTTTCCAAAGTCCATGAATTGTTTCTAAACTCATTATGTGTCAATCTCCTCCTCTTCAGACACATTATTTAGTTCAGATTCTTTATTTTTATCTTCGTTGAAATTCAACATTACTTCGTCTAGACAACCATCATCATTGCGTTCCCATGCTTTGCGAAACTTTTTGATAATGTCGCCGTCGGCTTTAGTATAAACAAGTGAGTTGCCTTCTTTTTTAAGCAAGTTTGATTTTTCAAACAAATCAACTAGACCCGAGTAAGGATTCATGCCTGTTTCATAAGGAATCTTAACTTGTACGCCTTCAAACGGTTTAGCATAACGAGTTTTCATTACTTTACATCCCGCTCTGATACCTCTAACATCAGTAACCTTGTTGCCTTCGGTGTCTTCTTTTAATTTTAGTTTTTTCATTGCAACTACAATCGAACTTGCATAGATAAAGCCTTGTCCGCCTGAAATTTTATCATCTGGATCAAACATATCTTGTGATGCATAAGTATGATTTGTTGCGACAAGACCAACATTGTGACTACCAAACATGTTTACACAGTTACGAACAAGTGCTGTAAGTGCTTTAGGCTTACGCCCCATGTCACCTTTTAAATCACCCTTGCCAAACTGATCAACGTCAGTTGGTGTAAGTAGCATGCCCAATGAATCGATTACAAAAAGAACTTTAGGACGTTCTTCTTCAGACATTTCTTTGTAGCCTTTCATAAATTCGCTTACTGTTTTAGCAACATCATCAATCATTGCCATATTAAGTTTAAGCAATTTATCACTGTCTGTATTGACATCAAGTCTATGTAACCAATCTTCGTCTAGAGCATTTTCAGAGTCAATTAGTACTACAAAAATTCCTTGATCTTGTGCTTCTTTTACAATGTTTCCTGCACAAATATAACTTTTACCTGATCCCGATTCTCCGGCAAATACAGTTACTTTGCCAAGAGGGACACCTCTATTAAAATCTCCTGAGATCAAATAATTAAGTGCATAGTTTCCTGTTGAAACCCAATCTGTTGGGTCATTGAATCCAATACTTAAGCCATCAATAGCCTTAGTAATATCTTTTCTAAATTTAGATACATCAAATGGTTTAGCCAAAATTTTCTCCTATTATTAATTTCTTGCTTTAAGTTTATCAGTAAAAGAACTTTTATCAAGTATTTCGGGACAACTATCTGCAAACCTTTCAATGTCGTAATCGTTTGGATAGTGTTTTAATGCCGCTTTTGCACGATCTCTAACTACACTTGGCACTCTTGGAGTTTTGCCAGGATCGCAAAGGTCTTCTAAAAGTTTTTTACCTTGTTTTAAAGCACGATACTTTTGATCTGGTAGTGTCATTGTTATTCCTCAGCATGAGATATAGGGGAGGTTAACCCTCCCCTCACTCATATAGAATCAACCATTTTGCCTAGCTTTAATCATAGCTAGAATATCGGCTGCTTTATCGCTAGTGGTATCTTGCGTTTCAGCAGAATCTTGTGTTGTTTCAGGTTGAACATCACTTTCTGCACTACTGGGAGTTGCATTTGTTTGTGTTGTTGTTTCTGAGGGCGTACTGTTTGAACTCTCTTGAGGTCTCTTGCTTCCTTCTGGTGCTTCAACTCCATATGGCCGATAATACGCTCCGAACTTGTCAACATCGTAGGGCTTACCGTCAACCGATGCTTCAAACAGTTCTTTGATTACACGAAGTTCTGCCTCACTTGGTTTCTTGGGCAAGAAATCTTTTAGATCAAACAAGCCATGTGCTTCAATAGCCGCTTGTTCTGTTTCTGTTAGTGGGCTTTCTTTACGTGCCCAAGACGAAGTTGAATAATCAGCATACTGACCTTTGCTAGTTTTCTTAATATGAAAATCAAGACCTCGCATATAATCAGTTGGCAACTCTTCGATCTCAGGATCCATTAAACCATTTTTGATAATAGGAATAATTTGAGGCGAAATGATAAATCTACGAATTGGGTTTTCGGGAGTAACATCATCACCTAGTGGATTAGCGCGAACAAAACCTTGAAATAGATATGTACGCTTTTTCCAATACTTTCGACCCATGTCTTCTAGACTTGCATCCTTGAACCATGGACGAACTTCTGAAAGAATAGGGCAGTTTTCACCAAACATCTCAACGCAAGGAACTTGCACGATTGTTTGTTTAACGTTTGGATCACCTTTTACGCCGTTGAAGGGAAGTTTGATAACTTGACGTTCTACCCAAAAGAATGTGTTGTCGGGATCAGCATCGGGCAAAAAACGAACTGTTGCCGTAGAGCCCTCGCTAATGTTCCAGTGTGGGTAGATTGCGTTATCTGATTTGGGTGTCGAACTTTGTGCTCGATTTTCTTGTGCCTCTAAACGGGCACGGATGTCTGCTAGACTTGTCATATATTTTCTCCTTGTATAGTGTTTATATTAGCCTAAGTTTAGTTAGATGTTTGCTGTCGGAGACAACAACACAGTATTAATTATACACAAATTAATTTCTGTGTCAAGTGTATTTATCCCAGATATGGTAAACCGCACAATAATGTGCGGTTTTTTTGTATTTTAATTTACCCTTTTAAAAGAAACGTTTTAGGTCCTCTAATTCGTCAATTTGGGATTCACCAACAAGTTTGCCTACTGCACCTTTAGAACCTATTTTTTCGTAGGGGCCTAGCTGACCAGCACGTTTTTGGTTAGCGTCTAAATCTTCATCAAATTCTTCGTCATTGTTTTGTTTAGCAAAACGCTCATCCTCTTCACGTTCTTTACGTGCTTTTTCTCTTTTGTACAATTCTATGGTATCTTTTCTCAACTGATCATATGTCTCTGGGTCAATGGCTCTAAGGGGTTCTTCATTAACTTTTTCTGAGTCTTCGTCAAAGTCATCATAGCCATAATGAAGACGATCTTCGGCTCTTTCTATTCCTCTGATACGATTACCAAAGCGGTGGGATTTTGGATGTTCCATATCATAATCATACTCAGCACGTGTTTCGGCATCTGCTCGTGCTTTTTTCAAGTATGCTTTGGCTTTTCTTTTAGAAATTTCATTGAGACTGTTATCCTCGTCTTCCTTGCTATGCCCACGATTCAATTCGTCTAATTGTTTTCCTTCATCAAGACTATAATCATAGATATTTTCTTTTGCATATTTAATAGCATCTGGAACAGAATCATGTTCACTGTCTACAAAACCACCAACTGTGTCATAAAAATAAACTTTTAGTGTTTCAGGGTGTTCCAAAACTACATACCCTTCTTGTTTTATTTGCTTAAGAAATTCTTCATCTTTAATATCTTTAGGATTATCAATTCTTTTTAACTCTTCTAAATCAACATCAATTGATTTACGCTTTGGAGTATATGTTGATGTTGCTGATTCGTTTAAGATTGCACCTGTAATAATATTACTAGACCATTCTTCTAATTGTTCTACTTCAGGCATCATTTGCATTTCGGGAAGTGTTCTTTTTAAACGCGAAAGAATTGGCATTGCACTTTCAATTCTAGGATCAATTGTTTCTTCTACAAACATTTCCGCTACAGACTCATCGCTTTCTTCTTCCATAAGAGCAGGAGTCCAAGATTCAAAATATTTGTTGTATCCTTTCTTTGTGCGCATTTTTCCTAATGATTCGCGAAGTTTTTTATAATGATTAATTCCTTCGTTAACTAAAGGTTGTACAGATTCGCTAAACTCGTTGTTTCTAGTAGCACGGACAAATCCTGCCATTTTATTATATTCTTCGCAAATCGTTTTAATATGATTCCAACGTTCATCGTGCGGTTCTCCGCCTTCTGCTAAATGTCTAGCATATACTTGGGCGATTCCTGGACGAGTTGTTGGTGCTAAAAATCTCTCGCCTTCTTGCGTTTCTAAAAAGATTTTAGCGACATTTCTGTGCCTTTGTTCGCCTTCTTCGATTTTTCTTGTATGTTGCAAAATAATTTTAACAGTTGGAATGCTGTTGTTACAACTTGCTTGCTTACCCATCGGGTAATAACCTTCGTCAACTTTTTGTTTCATTTTCCAATACTCTCTTTGTCTCATATCATAACCAAGACGATCTTTGTTTGCTAACTCGAAACTTAACTGTTTTCGTTGCGCCCACATCTTTAAATGCTCTAAAAAGCCAGACCAAGAATCGTCATAATCGACACCTCTTGTTTGTCCTTCAGGGCTTTCTGACTGCTCGTTATCAAAGTAAACTATAACGTTTTGCGCATCGTCAATTGTAGCCCATGATTTACCGTATTCTTCGCCGTCTTTTTTGAAAGTAAATTCAAATACATGGGCTTCTTGAGGGGTACCTACGTTTTGATTTTTATTGTTTTTGGGTACAGGATTGTATCCTCGAACCTTTAAAAGGTCATACAGTTGTTTATTGAATGATTCTTGGTCTATGCCGGCCATACTTATATTTAGTCCAGACTAGCTTAAGACCGCAAAGAACGGTAAAGGCTCTATCATTTCTTCGTGATCTCTGATTTGAGATTCTAAATCGGTATGATAATCAGATAAATGCTTCATAATTCTTACTACTAACAAAGAAGCCATTACCAAATCATCTGTGTCACCCGGTTTAGCGGCATAACTGCCTCCTGAAGCCACGAACGATTTTAACTCACTAATAAGTGCTTTGCTATGAAGTGTCATTTTTTTGGCTTCAAGCAACGATTTGAATTTAGCACAGGCTGCTAATTTTGGTTTTTGTGAAGTATTAAACCCTCTGCGCTTTTTTCCTGTTTCTGATATAAATATTCCTGGTATGTTGCTTTCGCCATACTCATTCAAAGAAATTAGCGCAGCCTCACCTATTGAATTGTTTTCAATAGAATAGTAAATATTGTTTGGTTCTCCTGTGCATTCTTCGATATACTTGTTAATTTGTGATAATAGTTTAATTTGTTCGGGGATATCTGTTTTATTATGTTTCCATTCACCTATTTGAGTGGTGGTATTTGCTTCATAAATTTCTATCGCTGAATTATCTCCTCCAGTACCTAATGCAGGATCTAAACCAACAACATAAATATTTCCCTTTGTGGGTTTTTTATACCATCTTATTTGTCCCACTCTATCTATAGGTTCTGTTCCTTCTAAATCAATTAAAGTATTTGGATTAATTAAAGTTTCATCTGCAATGATGAATTGGCACTCAATTTCGCGCTTAAATCTATCATCGCCAATTTGTGCTCGCATTTGTGTAGCCCATTCTTCATCACGCTCTGGGTGCTCTTTCCAATAAGAACGAAATGCTTTAAAACCGTTCACCCCTAAATCAGTAGTGTTACCAAACTCATCAATTGTTTTGTTTGCGCCTTTCCAAATTAATGCAAATTGATCTTCATCTGAGTTTGGTGTCGATGTAATAATTGCTTTACCACCTGTAGACAGCGTAGGAGTAATAGAAGTCCAAAACTCAGCGGCAATTGTGGGTCTAACAAAAGCAAACTCATCAAGATATAAAAGTGTAATAGACATACCACGACCGGTATTTTCAGTTGTAGTTGCACTTACAATTCTAGAACCATTTTCAAAGTCTAACGACCCTTTATTATAAGTTGTTACACCTGCTTTAATATGATCGGGACAATGTTCATATGCATATCTAATTCGTTGCATAATTTCTTGCGCACCAGTGTATTTGTGTGCGGCAATCAATATAGTAGAATCAGGAACAAACATAGCATACCATAGCAAGTAACCAGCAGCCGAAGTACTTTTACCAGTCTGCCTAGGCATAAGAGCAATCGAATACCTATAGTTATGATAAGTTTCGATTAAGCGTTTTTGAAAGTCCCATGGGTGATAGATCATGCTACCAGCAGTAGGATGTTGAATATGAAAAAAGTTATCCATAAAGTGCAAATATCCTGTTTTAGGATCACAGCACTTTAAAAAGTCTTGTAATTCTTTATCATCTTTAAAAACCGTTTTGGTATACGGGTCTTTTACTAATGAAACTGAATTTTTAGAGTTAGCCATATAAGTATTTAGCGCAATTTAACTTTGCTATGACTCTTTGTTTTCCTCGCTTTTTGACTGATATTGCCATTCGTCAGTGTGTGCCACATTCCACTTAGGCTCTGTTTCTACGCGATAATTTTGTGTGCAAACTTTAAAATCTGGCTTTAGCTTATCATTGGGAATCAAACTAGCATCTTGCCATAGTATGCGATTATTAGGCTGTGCCGCAAACTGACCGTTGTCTAATTTTATAACATTAAAACTTTTGTGTTCAGGGTCATGTTCTGAGAAATTTTGATCGAGCACACCTTTGTCTGGATGACAAGTGTCTATTGTAAACAAATATTCACCATCGTGCATTTTTTTGTCTTTTCCAAACATTTGACATCTTCCTAACATAGGCTTTTGTATCACTGTGATATGATAATCAAAACAATCCCATAGCTGTAAAGTGTCTAGTGGCAAGTCATAATCAATGTCTGTTTTCCAAACAAATGCGCTTAAAGGAAGTTTGTCATAAAGAGCACCGTAATCAGTAAGCAAAGTTTCAAAATATAATGCTTTGTTTTGTGTACTTTTTACCGATATCCAAATGCCGGGCGTAAATTCACCATGTCCATATTCCATGTCATATAGATATTCTTTTCTAACCATAACTGGAATAGGTGGCAAATTGTGTACTAAAAAAGCCATTTATTTAATATCTAAAGGACGATCTTTTGTTACTACAATACAATAATATTTTTCTCTAACAAGTTTAGGCTCTTCATTTTCTTCAGTTGGCATTGTTAAGTCAAATTCAAAATTATTAAATTGTTCAATCTTAAATCCGGTTCTAATAAGCAATGCCGCCCACTGGTTGGCTCCTAAAATACTATAATGGTTTAAATTATACTCATGCTTTCTTTCGCAGTCTGGGGCAGGCACTTCAATGTAAATTTTTCCGCCTTGTTTCAAAACACGATTGTATTCCATAAGAGTAAAAATAGGATAGGGACTATGTTCTAGTGCATGTCGCAAAAAAATAAAATCTATGCTTTCTTCATAATATCCATCTTTTTGAGGTAAAAAACTAATATCATACTTTTTTATAGTATGTCCTTTTTCCTCACAAAGTTTAACATCTCCAGGACTTAAAGTGACGCCTTCTAAATTAGTATATCCACGTTCTGTCATTTCATCTAAAAAATAACCTGGACCGCAACCCATATCTAAAATTTTAGCGTCTTTGGGAATTTCTAAAGGATCAACGTAAGTTTCTACTGCTTGCTTAGTTAAGGCTTGATGCATTTGACTATCGCCCTCATCATAGATGTGTGCGGTGTATAGCCATTCATTATAAAATTTAAGTTTAATTAAATCTAAGGTATTATTAATATCGACTAAATTGTTCATTGAAGGGGGTTCCTGTGTATAATTAATTATACTTATCAGGAACTAAAAGAAAGAAATTATTTTTTATATCCCTTAAAAGGTTTGACAGGGCTATTTTTATGTGTAGATTCTAATTCATTGCTGTCGAAATCACCTTTGTTTAAATCTTCCCAATTAACACCGGCAGCTTTGTATGCGGCTTTAAGCATATCTTGTTCTTCTTCAGTATATGGATGAGACGATTTTAATTTTCCAACAAAAGAGTTCATTGGTGATTCTATTTTGTTTTTGCCATCTGAACAGGCTACAGCCATCATAACTCGATTTAAAGAATAATCGTTATTAATTTTTTCTGCATCAGAATATACATTCATGCCTCGACTGCCACTGCTTTTTCTTTTAGAAATTTCAGTGTGACCTTTGGCTTCATTTAAAAATTCATGCGCTCTCATATCAATCTTCTGTGTTAATAGGAAGCCCAGACTCAGTGGTCATTATGCTATCTGTGTAGCCGTCTAATCCTAAATTGATTCCTGGAGTTTCATCTCCCTCGAATAAGATTTGAGAAGAAATAAAGTGAAATAATGGCTGACTACCGATCGGAGAACACAATAATCTAACATTGCCACCTGACACATCCATATCAAACGATGCTAATGCATTTCCAAAAAATGTGCTTCCGTAGCCAGTAAATTTTACTTGATCTTTACTAGGATTAATTTGTGCATGTAACTGAATTGCTTGACTGTCGTCTGTTCCTGGGTCATTTGATCTAACAGTAAAAAGCCCTTGAGTAAACGTATTTGCTGAAGTTTCGAAAATTACTTGATTTGCTGACCCAGTTGTTGTGTAGTTATTACTTGTAGTAGACGATGTTGAAAAAAGATCAGCAAAATTATTGTTAATTTTGCCAAATGCGACACGTAGTGGATCTCCCTCGCCGTCGTTGGGTAAATTTCCTATATTAATAATTTCATAGTCAGACATGCTATATTCCAATAGTTTTTGATATATGTTTATTTATCAAAAAACTTTTTAATCTTTTCTGAAATAAACTCTACTTCTGTGTCTGTTAATTCTGGATATATAGGTAAACTTAATAATCCTCCGCATAACATTACACTTGTAGATAGCATGTCAGGGGACTTGTATTTTTGAGTAACGGGCAAATCACTTAGCGGTCTAGGATAATGAACTTTGGCTTCTATTCCTTCAATAAGCAAATAGTTTAACAATTTGTCTCTGCTATCACTAGAATATATCACAAACTTCTGATCAGCATGTTTTTCAAAGCCTCTGCTTAAGCATCTAAATGGCAATTCTTTAAACTGCTCTAACCAATATAATCTAATTTCTTTTCTTCTTTTTTGCCATTCGTCAATGTATTTTGATCTAACTAATAAATGAGCACAATCAACTTCGCTTAACTTACTGTTTGACCCAGAAAAAGTGTGACTTTTATATTTTCCGTTGTCTGTATAGTCAAGAGCAAATTCGTACATAAATTTGTTATTTGTAACAATTGCCCCGCCGTTCCCCGATGAAGGTAAGTTTTTAGTAGGATCAAAACTAATAGCCATGCCTTCTCCAACATTGCCGTCACCAACTAACCAATGTTGTGCACCGTCTACAAAAACATGAGATTTGTTATAACTAATAGGATCAACAAAATTTGTTTGCGGGGCGGCTCCATATAATCCTACTACACACTGATAGCCTCGATGATCATCATCTTCATATTTGATTATTCCATTGCTATCTGTATCTTTTAATTCTATATCCCATCCTGCATTTATAAAAGCATTTACTGTAGCAGGATAAGTAATATTGGGTATGTAAACTGTTGGTTGTAATTCGGGGAGATAATGACTTTTTTCAAACAATGCCATTATTTCTAATGCTTGAGTCCCGCTATGCGTAGGCACTGCATACCAGGTTCTTGTTTTGCTTTTTAACCATCCTACAAATTCATCGGTGTATTGTCCATTCACCCAAGACCCTGATTGCAAAACTTGATCAGTTGCAACTAATAATTCTTCTCTAAGATTATTATATTGTCTTTTTAGACCAAAATGGGGAATTTTGTAACCAGTCATAGTACGCTTTAAATCCTTCTTCTACATCTACTTTAGGGTCAAAGTTAAAATCTCTTTTAGCCGCATCAATATTTAATGCGCCTCTGCTAGGAAAATCATTGTCTTTTTGTCTGACTTCTATTGTGCCTTTGCCTACAATACTTACTGCTAATTTTGCGGCATCTAAAAGAGTTCTGCTGTGACTTTTAGTAATGTTGTAAGTGTTATTGTTAGTGTTTTCACTAAGTGTTGCTGATACTATTCCATCTGCCGCATCATCAACAAATGTAAAGTCTAATGTTTCGTTTTCTCCATTAACTTTAAGCACACCATTACGCATAGCAGTTAGCATAAACTTAGAAACAACTCTATCCTCGACATCTAGAGGACCGTATACTGCTGAAGGTCTAATAATAGTGTAATCAAAATAACCTTTTCTAGCGTAGTCTTTTACAAGCCACTCGCCTGCTAGTTTAAGAATACCATATTGTCCCTGAGGGTTGCAAATAGCATCTTCAGTTACATCATCGGTAAAGTCACCGTAGACCATACTAGAACTAATGTAAACAAACTTTTTAACACCATGTTCTTTGCTTAACTCTAATAAGTTAATCAACCCCTCACTCATTACTTGGCTTCCTGAAATAGGATTTACATTAACTACTTTTTGTCTGGGAAAACTTGCTAAATGAATTACTGCATCAAATTCATTTCTGCTAAACAGCGAGCGCATCAATAAAGTACTGCTTATATCAAAATTATAAGAATGATGGTAGTCTATTTTTTTAAGTCGTTCTTCTAATAAATAATCTAATTCATCTTCTGGAATGATGCCATAGTTGGTAACAGTGTCAGTAACATGAACTTCGTGACCTAATTGCTTAAGTCTAAGAACAACATTATGACCTATTAAGCCTAGTCCGCCTGTAACTAATATGTTCATTTATACTTTAAATTCCAATAAGTATGTGTTTTTTCGTCAAAATATGCTACTACTTTGTACAAATAATTATGACTATTTTCGCTGTATGATCTATTCCAAAAAGGAGTTTCTAAAGAATTTTCAAACACAAATTTCCCTGCATCAGAATTTTCCCAATCGTATAAATGCGCCGCTACGTGAATATCTGAATCTTCATATCCAGGAATAGACACTTCATGTACTATAGTTTTAATCATACTGCCATTTTTGCTTTGATTGTTCCATGACTTTGATAATCTACTAATTTTATATCGTCCATAGTAAATTTGTCAATATCTTTTATTTCTGGATTTAACCAAAGCGTTGGTGCCGGATATTCTTCACGACTCAATTGTTCTTTTACTTGTTCAACATGATTATTATAGACATGAGCATCGCCCATACTTATAATCAATTCGCCTACTCCTAAAACAGAAACTTGAGCCAACATGTGTGTTAAAAGTGCATAGCTAGCAATATTAAAAGGAAGACCCAAAAAAGTATCTACTGATCTTTGATACATGTGACAACTTAATCTGTTATCTTTGCTTACATAAAATTGAGACATAACATGACAAGGAGGCAATGCCATTTGGTCTAATTCTCCTGCGTTCCATGCATTTAATATATGTCTACGTGAATGTGGATTATTTTTTAATCCTTGAATAAGTTCATTAATCTGATCAACATGCTTGTAATTTGGATCGACCCAATGTTTTCCATATTCATCATCAATGTCAGGTTTGCCTGCGGGAGTGTGAGTTCTCCAGTTGCGCCATTGAACACCATATACTCTTCCTAAATCGCCTTTAAACT